CCCCCTTATTCCGCTAGCGTCAGAATGTAACGTGTCTTAACATTGGACTCACATGAGACGCAAATGAGACAAAAAAGCAAAGCTGACCATTATATGCCAAAAACCGCCTATTGTGGGCTATGCGTCCTTAAAACGCGCTAAACTGCCTTCTATGGAACCAATCACCAGCAAAGAACTGTCCGAAACGCTTGGAATCACTGTCGCACGCATCTCTCAACTTAAGACTGAAGGGCGTTTTGACGGATGTTTCACAGTGCAACGAAACCGCATTCTGTGGGACAAGGACAAGGCAATTCGGGCCTACAAGGATGGCAACCCAATGGTGGGGTTATCCGACCGGGTGTCTAGTGCGGATATGGAAATCCCGTCGTTCAATGAAAGCAAGGCCAAATCTGAGCACTTCCGCGCTGAGTTGGCGCGGCTGGAGTTTGAGACCAAGGAGGAGGAGCTTGTGGAGGCAAGCCGAGTGGAGCGCGAGGCGTTTACGGTGGCGCGTAGCGTGCGTGATGCGTTGAACACGATTCCAGATCGCGTGTCGAACCAACTGGCAGCCGAGAGCGATCCGGTGATCATCCACCAGTATTTGAGCGAGGAGATCCGTAAGGTGCTCGAGAGGTTGACCAATGCGTGATGGTGGGCAGATCTATCGGCAGTCGTTCCTGGAGGGCCTACGGCCTGACCTAGACCTGACGGTTAGTGAATGGTCGGACATGTACCGGATGCTGTCCAGCAAGGCATCGGCTGAACCTGGGCCGTGGCGCACGGATCGAACGCCTTACCTGCGGGAGATCATGGACTGCATGTCGGCCAATAACACGACGCAGAAGGTGGTGTTCATGGCTGGTGCGCAGTTGGGCAAGACGGAGGCGATCAATAATGTGGTGGGTTACATGATTGCGCATGCGCCTGGGCCTGCATTGTTTGTGCAGCCGACGATTGAGATGGCAAAGCGCCTTAGCAAGCAGCGGCTGGAGTCATTGATCACTGAGACGCCGTGTTTGGCGGACAAGATTGCGCCTGCAAGAAGCCGGGACAGTGGCAACACGATGTTCAGCAAGGAGTATCCGGGCGGGATTCTGCTGCTCACTGGTGCCAACAGCGCAACGGGTTTGCGATCGGCGCCATGCCGATGGGTGCTGCTGGATGAGGTGGATGCTTTCCCGTCTGACGTTGATGGTGAGGGTGACCCGTGTGCGCTGGCAGAACGACGTGCGTCAACTTTTAGCAGGCGCAAGATCATTTTGACCTCAACGCCAACGGTCAAGGACATGTCTCGTATTGAGACTGAGTATTTGGCCAGTGACCAGCGGCGTTTCTTTGTGCCGTGTCCGCATTGTGACCACAAGCAGTGGTTGCAGTGGAAGAACCTGCAATGGCGAGACGGCGATCCGAAGACGACGGCTTATGTGTGCGAAAGCTGTGGGGCGCACATCCCAGAGCATTTCAAGTCAGAGATGCTACGCAAGGGTGAGTGGCGGGCAACTGCCACCAGCGAAGACCCCAGAACTGTTGGCTTCCACCTCTCGTCGTTGTATTCGCCACTGGGATGGAAGAGCTGGGAAGAGATCGTGATGGAATTTTTGCGATCCAAGAATGACGCACCGTTGCTGAAGACGTTCGTCAACACGATCCTTGGTGAGACGTGGGAGGAGGAGGTTGGCGCCAAGCTTGGTGCTGATGGATTGGCGGAACGCGCTGAGTTTTATCCAGCGAGCGAGATCCCGCGTGGTGCGTCGATCGTCACTGCTGGTGTGGACGTGCAGGACAACCGTGTTGCGGTTGGAATTTACGCATGGGGTGGCGGCGAGGAGTGTTGGCTGATCAGCCACGGGGAGGTTTACGGCGATCCAGCAGGCAGCAAGTTGTGGGAGCAAGTCGATGACCTCGTACTAAGGGACTATCCAGTGGAAGGCGGTGGCACCACACGGATTTCGGCCATTGGGATTGATTCTGGTGGCCATTACACCTCGGAGGTCTACACCTATGCGCGTAGCCGACGAAATGATGGTGTGTTTGCTTTGAAGGGGCAGTCTGTCCGTAACAAACCGCCTATTGGGAAGCCTTCCAAGGTGGATATTAGCTATAAGGGCAAGGTGCTGAAGAATTCAGCAGAGGTGTACCCGGTTGGAACGGACACGATCAAGGCAACGCTGTTCGGGCGGTTGAAGCACAACGAGCCTGGGGCTGGGTACATCCATTTCCATGCGGAGGCTGGGCAGGAGTATTTCAAGCAGTTGACGGCCGAGCGGCAGGTGGTGCGGTATGTGAAGGGATTCGCCATTCGCGAATGGAAGAAGAAGGCGGGGGATCGAAACGAGGCGCTGGACTGCTTTGTGTATGCGTTTGCGGCTTTGAACTTTTTGTACATGCGATTCAATCGTGCGACTATTTTCGAGCAGTTTTCGCGTAAGCTGGGTAGCGTGCCTGTAAATGGCCAGAAAACGGAGCCAGCACCGGTAGAATCGGTCTATCGGCCCCAACGGCAACGCAAGGCCCGGCCCACCTCATCATTCGTAACAAACTGGTGACCATCCTTGTCCCCGAACTGATCTACGCCGGAGATACGGTCATTTTTGACGTGCCGGAGTTTACGGACTCGATCGGGACGACGGTTAGCAGTGGGACGTACACGTTGAAGTGGTATGCCAGGACCAACACGGCATCTGAGGGCACGACGATCACTGGTACAGCGCAGAGCACGGGTTGGCGGGTGACGGTGCCAGCAGCGACGACGCTGGGATTTGACGCAGGGTTGTGGACTTGGCAGGCGATTGCGACGTACTCAACGCTGCAGTACACCGCTGGACGTGGGCAGTTTACGGTGAAGGGCAGCGCAGCGTATACGGGCGCGCCGGGCGCGTTTGATGACCGTTCTCGCGCTGAGATTGACCTGTCTTACGTTGAGACAGCGATTAGAACGCTGTCGCAGGGCGGGATGGTGCAGGAATACACGATCGGAAACCGCAACCTGAAACGGTATAAAATGCCCGAGCTGCTCCAACTGAGGGACGTCTTGAAAGCTGAAGTTGACCGTGAGCGGCGAGCCGAAAAGATTAGGCAGGGCCTTGGCAATCCCGGCGTCGCCCGCGTGAGGTTCACCTGATGGCACTCTTTGGCTTTGGTCGCACTGCAGGTCTGAAGAAGGATCTGATGAAGGCGCGAGAGCGCAATTCAAACCTGAAGCGTGCGTATGCTGCTGTCGCAAGCAACCGTCTTACTTCTGACTGGATCAGCCTTGGCACCAGTGCCGACAGTGAAATCAGGAACAGCCTTCGACTTCTTCGCAATCGCGCTCGTCAGTTGGTTCGTGATTCTGATTTTGCCAAGGCAGCGTTGAGGGCAGTCCGCAACAACGTGGTTGGCACTGGCATCAAGCATCAGTCGCAGGTTCAGATGGCGCGTGGCGGCAAGCTTGATGATCGATTCAATTCGATGATCGAGAAGCAATGGGATCAGTGGACATCTGCTGATACCTGCCATGTTGGTGGTCAACTGAGCTGGGTTGAAATCCAACGGTTGTCGATCACGGCAATGCTGGAGTCGGGTGAGGTTTTCATCCGACTGATCAACCAAAAGTTTGGCGACAGCAAGGTGCCATTGGGTCTTGAAGTGCTTGAGGCTGATTTGCTGGACGATGACTACACAGGCATCGAGGCAAATGGCAACCGTGTTCGCATGGGCGTCGAGATTGACAAGTGGGGCCGCCCTGTGGCTTACCACTTCTTGCGCAACCACCCTGGTGACTATCAATTCACTGGTTCGGCTGTGGCAGCAAGGCAGCGCCAGCGGATTGTTGCAAAGGATGTGATCCACCTGTATTCGGTGGAGCGTCCCGGCCAGACCCGTGGTGTGACGGCATTTGCGTCGGCGATCATGCGGCTGCGGAACCTCAGTGGATATGAGGAGGCCGAAATTGTGGCGGCACGGGCATCATCAGCAATGATGGCGTTTGTGCGTACACCAGATCAGGAGCTGTTTGAGGACGGCAAGTATCAGGACGATTCAGTACTGGACTTTTCGCCCGGCTCGATCCGCCGACTAGCACCTGGAGAGGAGATGCAATTCTTCTCGCCCAACCGGCCTGATGATGCATTCACGCCATTTGTGGCTCAGATGCTGCGTGCCGTGGCATCAGGCGTCGGATGTTCTTACACGCAGATCAGCTCTGATTTCAGCCAGAGCAACTACAGCTCCTCGAGGCTCGAGCTGCTTGAAACCCGCACGCATTACAAAACGTTACAGCAGTATTTGATCGAGGCGCTGTGCGAGCGGGTCTATGAGCGTTGGATGGAAATGGCCGTGATGGCTGGCGCACTGGTGCTGCCAGGGTATGAGCTGGATCCCGATCGGTACGAGGAGTCCAAGTGGATTCCACCGGCTGCGCAATTTGTTGACCCACAGAAAGAGGCTGACGCCTACAAGTCACTGATTCGGAGCGGGATCATGACGCTGTCTCAGGTCATCGCCTTGCATGGCGGTGATTTTGACGATCAGATGCGGCAACGCCAGCATGAGCTTGCAACTGCTGATGAGCTTGGTATCGTGTTGGACACTGACCCTTCAGAAGTGTCAAGCAACGGTGTGTCCCAGTCAATGCCAGTGCAACCGACTGAACAACCTGCAAACCTTGTAGAGGAGGAGGACGACTAATGGCAAAAGTAGGCGACAAAGAAATCAACCTAATGCCAACCGAGGGCATGAGGACTGAGGCGGAGCGTTACCGCGCATGGAAGGCTGATGGCGAGCAAGGTGGCACTGAGGTGGCAGCACGCAGGGCCACGCAGATTCTGTCGGGTGATGAGCTGAGTCCTGCCACCGTGATCACGATGGCGGCATGGTTTGCCCGGCACGAAGTGGACAAGCAAGGCCAAGGATTTACACAAGATGAAGACGGTTATCCTTCGCCTTGCCGGGTAGCATGGGCGGCATGGGGGGGCAACCCCGGACAATCATGGAGTGCTATGAAATCAACTGCCATCAAAAAAGCGCAAGGCCGCTCAATTGAAATAATGGACCGCGCTGAACCTGGCTCGTTGAAGGTTGGTGATTTCGTGGAATGGGACAGTAGTGGCGGAATGGCGCGAGGAAAGATCACCCGTGTGATCACAGAAGGATCACTGGATGTCCCTGATTCGTCTTTTACCATCAACGCGACAGAAGAAGACCCGGCTGCCTTGATCCAGGTTTACGGGGAAAATGATGGCAACTACGAAGAGACTGACACGATTGTTGGCCACAGATTCTCAACGCTCAGCAAAATTGCAGCGTTACGCTTTCTGGAAGGCAAGACGCTAAGCAGATCAACCAGCACTCAGTTTGCTGAGGGAGACGATCGACGGGTTGTGTTTCCTTTTGCCAGCGAAATGCCTGTAGAGCGTTATTTCGGCATGGAAGTACTGAGCATGGACGAAAGCGCCATGGACCTCAGCCGCTTGAATGATGGCGCACCACTGCTGTTCCAGCATGATTCTGACAAGATTGTTGGTGTTGTAGAGCGTGCCTACATCAAGGACAAGCGCGGTTATGCCGAAGTCAAGATGGCCAATAACGACCTTGGTCGTGAAATGCAAGAATTGATTAAAGACGGCATTCTTCGCAATGTCAGCTTTGGTTACAAGATCAATGCAATGGAAGCCGATAACAGCACAGATCCAGTCACCTATCGCGCCACGTCATACCAACCGTTTGAAATTTCGCTGGTGACCGTGCCAGCGGACCAATCCGTTGGCATTGGTCGAACCCTTACTATAAGTGAGTGTTCAACTACGGCCTCAGCCGTTACCAGCCCACCACTCTCGGAGTCAACACCCGTGGAACCTACCTTCGATTTGGAGGCGATCCGCGCTGAGGCCGCACAGGCCAAGGCAAAGGAGCTTTCCGAAATGATTGCCCTTGGCAATCGCACCAACAACAGCGACATGGCCCAGGAATTCATTGCGAATTCCCGTGGTCTTGAAGAGCTGCGCACCGCCCTTCTTGAGAAAATGAGCATCTCCGCCACGCCTGTGCAAAACAACGCTGCCGACATCGGCCTGTCCAATGAGGAGACCCGGTCTTTCTCTTTCCTTCGCGCCATCAACTATCTTGCCAACCCTGCTGATCGCTCTGCGCGTGAAGCTGCTGGCTTTGAAATTGCCGCTTCTGAAGCCGCTGCTTCCAAGCTTGGTCGTCAGAGCCGTGGCATCAC